TAGTCATCGCCGCAAGCGGACAACCCGAACATGCAGGCGCACACCATGGAGCACGCAATCCACACCTTACGGATTGTTCCCGTTCCGATAAATTTCTTTTTCATACTGATGAAATGTGTCTTTCCAGTTCCCCAAAGACCTTTAAAAACACGAAGCGTAGAACTGCAATGCCACGTCTTAGTTGATGGTCGTAGGAAACCGTTGTGTACAGATGTAGTAATAGCAGCCCACGCTATAGCGTGAGAACCACTATGCTATCCTTGTACACATTTGAAAATTTCCTACGTTTTCAACTACAAGATAAGCATAACGCTTCTTTCTTTTCTAATATGTCTTGGAAAGGGTCGCCCCAATCCAAACGCAAAAGTAATAAAAAAGCTGCGATAATCGCTTATCTTGTAACGGATTTCTTTGCCTGCCGTAATGGAATAGCGGATTTTATAGTTTCATACCCCTGCCTTCCCGTTGCGGTATAACGGGTTGTCGTATGCTCTGACGCAGCTTCTCGAACTGCTCCCTGAACCATTCGGCAATGGGTTTCCGGTCGATTTTGAGAACTAGTTTTGTTTTGTCCGTGTGGTCTTTCAGTACTTGAAAAATTGCCTTTTCAGTTGTGAACGTGCGTTTGTGTTCCTCCGAATAGAGTTCGCCTGCATACTCTAACGGTCTGCCGCAAACGAGAGTGGCGGTCTGCCTCTCGTCGAAGCCGATAATCCGGCAAATGTTCTCTATTTTCAAAACCTCTTTCGCCAACGGAAACCAAGCGCACAGCTTATCCACAAGCCGTGTAAGCCTTGATACCTCTTTCTTGTGCCCAGTTTCTTTCGTCTGTATCTCCGTCATGTGCCGTTGCTGCATTTTCCACAGTTGGCGGCTGTGGTCTGCCTGCATGGTCTGTATCTGGGTTTGCAGAGCTTCGATGGTTTCCTCATGTGTGGCTACCTCCCTGTGCAGGTCGGCGTTCTCCCTCTCCAGTGTCCTGACCTTGTTGCTCCCGAATAGAGAACCGACACTCTCGGCGATGTTGGCGGCTGCGGTTGTCGCAGCCCCTTTCAACCGCTCGGTCTGTATCTCCTTTTTCGCCCGTACAAGTTCCTCCCGTGCCGTCTCTTTCCGCTGCTGCAAGTCCGTCACCTCCGCTTTCAGTTCCTCCGTATGACGCTTTATGTCACGGTAGTACTGCTGCGTGGAAACGTGCCTCGCTTCCGAACCGTCAATTCCCCTTTGCAGCCCGTATTTCGCCATCGCTGCGGCATAGCTGTCCTGATAGGATTTCAGTTTCATACGGCTCATGATGTCATCGGCGCACAGCCTCACGCTGTCGGCAGGTTTCTTGCGGTAGCGTTTCTTCGCCTGCTCCTCCCGTTTCCTGCGCTTGCGCTCTCCCTTGACAATGGGGACGAGCGTGACGTGTATGTGCGGCGTTTTCTCGTCCATGTGCAGATGAGCCGCCACGATGTTCTCCTTGCCGAACGTGTCGGCGAAGTATTTCAGATTGTCAGCGCACCACTCGTCCAAACGCCCCTCTTCCTCTATCCGCTTCATGTCCTCGTGCGTTCCCGACACGTTGATGCGGATTGCCCGTACTTGGTTGCTTCCGATTTTGCGTGTCAGCCCCGCTTCTTCCAATCTCTGCTGTATAGCCGCCGAACGGTCTTTCACCCCGTCGGGGTAGTCGATGAGCCTGCGGTTCAGGTGCGTGCGTGTGGGGTCGGCGTTCTTGGGTATGATGAAACGCTCGATATGTGCGGTCGTTCCGCTGTCGGAACCATGCGCCTTTTCCATGTGTAAAACTACGAAACCCATATATTCTTCCTTTCTTTTTTGGCTTGTGAAACAATGATTTTTTGTATCTCCGGGGGCGGCTGAAAGCCGTTCACAATGGGGTGTGCAGAGGGGCTTGCCCCTTGCCTTATTGGGGAATTTTCAGCGTTGCTTGCAATGCGGCTCGGAAAATTCCCTAATAAGCTATGGTATTTTCTGTCCGCAAATACCCGTGCGCCGTCCGTTCCTGCTTGCTTTGCATACATCACAACATGAACATCGTGTCGGCAGTCCGTCAGCATTGCAACCATTACAAAACTTCCCTTGTTGTTTTTCCCTTTCGTCGTCGGTTGCTCCGGTTGCTGCAAATGGAAACTCTTCCTATCCCGTTTCCCAGCCGGATTAATGACAGATAAAAATCCGATGATTTGATGAGGTGCTATATAAACATCTGTATATTAGTTATATATATACTCATCAACTTCTCATCAGAATACTCACCAAAAGAGAAACGACACGGTAAGGCATACTTTCCGTTCATCGGCAAATATCCGTTGATGAGAATTTGATGAATACATATTATATCTTATAATCATATATTTACTGTCAGTATTCATCAATTCATCAAAATAACGGTGTATCTTCCGGCGAAAATGGTTATACATGTTTCGTGCGTGGGTACGTACTAACAGCAATATGCGCCCCCGGATGATGGCAGGAATAGACATATTTTCTCTTTTCGCCGGTATATCCTCTCTAACAAGGCATTGCGCAGCCTCTCCGCACCGTATGAGGTGATACGGAATGCGAGTGCGACAACCATTTCAAAACTGTAAACGTCCAACCCGTAGCCGTTCTCCAAACGCAGATAACGCTTCGTGTCACATTCTTTCAGAATTCCACTCTTGTAAACAGCTCTGATTCCTGCACGGACTGTCGGGGCAATTACCCCAAACAGTCCGACAAGCTCCGGATAGGACATCCACACATTGGCTGTATCAGTCGGCATGATGATATTGCCGTGTTCGTCCATTGTGATGGTATTTCTTTTTTCTTCCATCGGTATTCGCTTTTAAAGGTTACTAAATGGCTCGGCAGATGTTTTTCTCCATGTCCTCTAACTTATGCGACAAGGCTTCCATGTCCTGACTTATCTTTTGGGCGGTGATTTTGGCGTATATCTGCGTGGTCTTGATATTCGTGTGCCCCAACAGTCGGCTCACGGTCTCAATCGGCACACCGTTGGATAAAAGCACGGTCGTTGCGTTCGTGTGTCTTGCGACATGATAGGTCAAGCGCACTTTGAAACCGCACTGTCTGCCGATTTCTTTCAGTATCTTGTTGCAGGTGGTATTGCTCGGCATGGGGAAAACATGACCGTCCCGTGTCATTCCCTTGTACTTCTCTATTATCCTTTGCGGAACGTCCAACAGACGGATGTTCGATTCCGTGTTCGTCTTCTTTCTTCGGGTGATAATCCATAGGTTGCCGTCGAAGAAGGTTTGCAGGCGGTCGGTGGTTAGGTTCTTCACATCGGAGTACGCCAGCCCCGTGAACACCGAAAAGATAAACAAGTCCCGTACAAGCTCATGCTGCCCGTTCTTCATAGGTGCATTTATAAGCGTCTGTATCTCCGCTTGTGTAAGGTAACCTCTATCGACGTTTTCGGGGGAGTTGATATATCCGGCAAAGGGGTTGAACGGCAGCCGTCCGTCGTTCCTCGCTATTGAGATGATGTGTTTCAGCACAATCATGTAGCCCCACACGGTATTGGTGCGGCATTTCTTCTCCGTGCGCAGGAAATACTCGAAATCATTGATGAATGTGAGGTTGAGTTCCTTTAACGGGATGTCCTCACGCTTGTAGGTATGGGGCAGGAACTCCCGGATGTGCTTGCAGACGGTTACATAACGTTGGTATGTTCCCTGCGCCCTGCTGTGCCCCACTTTCTTGGCGAACTCGGCGTTGTGCTGCTCGAACAGCTTCAGCAAGGTTTCTTGTTTGACACCGATACCGAGATAGGTGTCTTTGAGCTTGGCGGCGGTAACATACCCGTCTGTTTGCATAAGCTCCTGATAGCGGCGGTTCACGTCCACACGGATTTTATCGACGGCACGGTTGATTCGCTGCGCTTCGATGCTCTTACCCGAGGCACGGTTGTTTTTCACGTCCCACAAGCGTGGGGGAACGTCCATTTTACAGCTGAACTGTTTAATCTCACCGTCCACTGTAAGACGGCACATCAGGGGCAGGTTGCCGTTCGGCTTTGCACTGCCTTTCTTCACGTAAAACAATACTTTGAATGTACTTCGCATAACTCACACTTTTTTTGGTTACAAAATTAAGTTACAGTGAGTTATCAACAGATATGCAAACCTGCGCAAATCGCAGAAATAGAAGCCTTTAACTAAAAACTTGCATCCGTTACGGGAGTAATGGGGTGGTAACTGAACTCCTGCCGCTTTTGGCTTCAAAGTGGCTTTCAGTTGCTTCCTTGTCATACAAAAACGAAGCGTAACAAACACTGTTTCAGTGCCATTCGCTACGCTTCGCTCAAATTTGTCTTTTCGCTATCTGTTTATTTTA